AGCCCTATTCAAAGCCTGTTCTGCGCGAGCGTTGGCCAAGGTAGCAAGCGTCCTTACAGTAGAAATCTCTTTAGTCATACCTTCCTGAGCCGTATCCAAAGAAGCTAACCGAGTCTCTACGATACGGATAGACTGATCAATCTTTTGTCCCCGCTCTTCCAACATATTGGGGAAGGCTTCTGTGGCAGCCAGTGCTTTACTAGCATCGGTATTAGCTGTTGTAATATCGCTAACCAGGGCGTCGACCTGCTTCTGTGTATCGGCCAGCCCCGTCTCCAGGGTATCCACCTTATCGCCCTGACTGGCTGTTCTAATTATAATATCATTTAGTTCAGTATCAAAGGTTGCGAGGGTCTCTGTTAGCGCAGTAATAGCTTCTGTATTTTGAGTAACCGTAGTGCTGACTGTGGAAACTTCAACGGTCGCCTTATCCACTGTCGACGTTAAAGTGGTTACACTATCATCTAGAGAAGCAACTCGCGCTATAACACTTTGTATTTCTACAGGGTCAGGCACCTTAGCTTCCAAAGCAGTAACCTGTGTAGTTAGAGCATCGGTGGTTTGCTTACTCTCTGCTACCGCGGCATCTACTTTCTCAAATAGTATTTTATCTCTTATTCCTCCGGGCTGAACTTGAGTTTCTACCTCGGTTAACTTAAGTCTTATATCCGCTACCTCTGCTCCTACGCCACTTAGTCCGGACAAAGCCCCCGTTACCTCACTTAAGTTACTCACAGAGACAGTGAGGCTGGGATTGGTTACTTCAACTTTTAGATTCTTATCAAATGCCGTGGACATAGCCTCGCCTACGGAGGTTATACTTTGTGTAAGAGTCTCTGGTATCTTAACTCCCTGAGAAGTTAAGGTTGATAGCAAACCACTTATCTGTGCCAGGGCCTGCGTTAACGCTTGAGTATCTGGGGCTACGGCCGTCGGAGTGGTTGTAGGCGCATTCAAAGTTGCATCGGCCTGTCTGGTAGACCCCGCGGCATTTAGTTGCCCACCAGCATCCTTTGTAGTTACAATGGACGAGGGAGAAGCTGTTGCGTTTCCAAAAGTAGCTCTAGCCTCCGCTTCCTTAGCCAGGTTCATGTTAGTTCTACTTGCCGTTTGAGGTTTCCAAATTTGCATATCTTCCATGTTGGGAGCAGAAGGCATAGCGGTCATATTAGGAGGAGTCTTACCAAACCCGGAAGATATGGCGTCTAGTTGAGCGCGGGTAAGCGGAGTAGAGGTAGTTGGAGAAGGCGTGGGGGTAGAGATCGCTGAGGTAGAAGGCCCCCGGTCGCTAAAGGTAGGATTACCGTTCGCGTCAACGCCCCGTACCATTCGACTAGTACCTAAAATACTACCTGTCTCCGTACCGATGCCCCCCTGGCTTGAGGACCCAGGACCTGCAGGTCCTGCGGCAGCTGCGGCAGAGGCTGCGGATGCCGCAGATGCGGCTGTATTAGTAGAAATCTGTGATAGCCAATCGTTAGTAACATCCCCGACACTATTCAAAACCCCACCAATACCAGCAACTAGGGGGTTAACCAGGTTATCTCTAGCTTTAGTTGTCTCAACTTTACTAGCTTTTTCCTCAGCAATACCTTTCAATTTAGTAGCTAGTCGCTGAGCGTCCTCTAAAGCCGGAATTCCTTGGAACTTAAGTTCTCCCCCAACGTTAGTCGCTTTTTCAGACGTAACCAGCTGATTACCCAGAGTTTCAGCAAAGTCTTTTGCTAATTTTGCCTCGTCTGTTCCTGCCCCCAGATTCCCGCTAGCAAGCATATCTTTCATCATACTTCTCAGTTGTTCAGCTTGCCCCTGTTGGTCCTTTAACTTAGAAGTTTGTATAGCTTGCTTTTCTGTTATCTTAGCTTCTTCTTCATCAAAGTCTATCTGCTTTTTGGCTTTCTCGTGGGCATCCATATCAGCTTTAGAATGTGGACGACCCGTATCATATTCTTTATCGAGATCTAAACGCTTATTTTCGAATTGGGTTCTAAAACCAGGCTGACCTACACGCGCGAACGGACCTTCTAAATCAGAGAAATGTTCGCCGGCCTTTAAAATACTCTCTTTTAATGTGTTAGGATCTAGTTCCTGTGCCTGTTTAAAAGCATCAATAGTCTCTTGAATCTTAGTTGAGAACTCCTGTATAGCCGCCCCTAATCGCAAAGATTCTGCTACTCGCGTCATCTCCGCGGTACCTTCTTGCATACCACCCGTCAACTCTTTGTGAGCGTCAAGGTATGCTTTCAAAATCTTTATACCCTGCTCCTTAGCTATCTTAGCATTTTCTACCGCAGTTTCTTGCTCTGTATCTTTTTTATTTTTTGCAAATTCAGGAGTAGAAACCTTTGTGGCCACCTCTTTTCTGGCAGCGGCCGCTATAGAAGGTTGTCCAAGCAGTTCTTGTTGAATAGCTAATTCTTTTGGTTGTAGCATAGCTCGACCCGATGCTATCATCGAACTGCTTCCAGGTAACGTACTGCTAGCCTCTAGGGACAGCTGGCTTTGCACCGCAGCCAACTCTTTCTTAAGTCTATCAATAGTTTTTTGTTCTGCTTCCGGAACACCAGGTGTGGCTACCGAAGTTGGCGCACTAAATTTAAGATAGTCGTTCTGACCCCAACCCCCTTCCTTTTTCTCACTGGTTATTCCAAACAAACTTTGCAACGTACTCTCAAGATTTTTCGGACCTTCTGCTTTTCCTAATGCAGACATAAGTTCCGAACCACTTTTCTTAGCAAGACCACCCTCGACAATAGCTTTTTTTTCTTCCGGAGATTTGGCAGCCAATACTTCTTTAATCAAACCTAACTCTGCTAATATATTGTCTTGCACAGACGTTTGCTTCTGCATTTCCTCAAGAGGCATCTTAGCGGAATCTTCTATGGCCTTAACTAAAGTCTGTTGCTCCTTAGATAGCATCCCCTTTCCGGCCTGAATGCTCGCCGTTTCTTTATTAAGTCTTTCATTTCCTTTGGAAAGATCCCTTACCATCTCGGTTATAGAACGTTTTGTTTTTTCTAAATCTACAAGCCCTGTACTTTGAATCTCCCGCTGCTTCTCCCTAACAGCTAGGTTGCTCACCCCTTGAGAAAACTTAGGACCTAGAGCCTTCTGTAACCGCTCCATGCCAGTAAGTTCTTTTTCAGACTTGCCCAAGGTTACGTTGGGCATCTGTGACAACCCGGATAAAGCCCCGCTCGTATGGGTAAGAGTCTTAAAGCGAACCTCCTCTTCTAAAGCGGCGTCCTTGACGGCATCCGATGTCTTTTCCATAACAGTCTGCAATTCGTACATCGCTTGCGTAAGATGCGCTATATAAGATAGTTGAAAGCCTTCTTTCATAAGTTTAACCATGCTTTCTCTATCAGCATCTAACATAATAGTTAACTGTTGACTGCCTTTTCCAAAGCCGGCCATGGCCTCGGCAGGGTTTGAATCATCTAAATCTTCATTAAATTTCTTAGCAGCTTCGGCCCACTCCGCCTGCACTCTAGAAAGTCTTTCTACCTGTGCCGATATACCGGGGTCTGTAAGCATTCTTTGTTCTGGAGCTACGTCGCGCATTCTAGCAGGACCTATATTAACTGCGGCCTGAGGAATATGGAACCCTGCTAATACCCCTGTAAATTGAGTAGTAAGTAATTTCTTGGTCTTCTCAGATTCTTCTATAATTTTTTCTTTCGGAAAAATAGCCATAAGACCGTCGCTGACAGCAGATCCGGCGTCCGCAGATGCTTCTTGCCAAGATTTAGTAACAGAGTTAAAGAATCTAAATGTTAATGCTCCGGTTTCCTTATCTAACTCCATAAAACCATTTCTGGCAGAACGAATACTCTCTTGCATTTCCCGAGGCTGTTTCTCAAAAGTTTCCATTTCTTTAGACAGGCCTAAAAGAGAAGCCGCTGCTTTATTTGTAAGTATTCCAATATCTCCAGATTTAAGAGGACCGGCCGTCTTCGGACTTTCGGGCAATACCCCTTTTGCGATCATAGCATTACTAACAAGAGCCGGGTTGGTGCCCGTGGTATAATCAACAGTACCCCCTAGTCCATAAGACTTAGCCATTTCTTTAAACTCTACCGATCCTAAGGTGGCCCCCTTACCAAAAGCCCCTGTGGCCGCCCCCGCCCCTATACCGGTGGTCAACTCCGGATTACTAAGAAGGGCCGCCTGCGCCGAAGTATCCTTTAATACTGGCATTTCTTCAAGTACCCGCTTCATCTGAAGACCAATAGCTAAAGCCTCCCCACGCAGCTGGACTTCCTCCGCTACCGCCTCGTTACTCTGCATCTGAAGCCCCAGAGAAGACTGGCCGCTATCCGCCAACTTCTTTCTAGCTTCTCCTATCGCTCTCAATCTATCTTGCGATGCTTTTAGATCACCGGCCAGCGAGTATTCCTTACCAATGCCTAGTACCTTAGACGGTAAACTCTTAAAAATATTCCAAGCCCCTTTTGCCTTAGTTAACTCATTAGAATACGCGGTTATTGTTTTTATTTGCAACGCCGCAGCGATAGAACGTTGTGCGTCCGCAGCAGAATTAGCTACGTTCTTAAATCCTTCATCTATGTGCATAATATAATCACCGGTCTCAGAAAGACCTTCGATACTGCTAGGATCAAATACCGCCGTAGCCTCAGCAATTTTTTGGTAAGTTTTTTGATAGTCTTGCCCCGCCTTAGCGGGTCCTACATAAGTTCCAGATTCTAACTGCTCCCTTAGATTAGTGCCAGACGCTAAATTGGAAACTGACTTTTTATATCTATCATACGAGGCCGCTAGTGTGTTTACCTTAGATGCCTGGGAAGCATACTGACTAGCCAAATCTAAACTTTGACCAACTTGATCCTCAGAACCAGCCTCAACTTCTTTACCTGTTATATTAAGTTTATTATATGCATGAATCAATAAACCTAGAGCCGCGACCACTACGCCTATACCCGTAGTGATCATTATAGTCTTACCAAAAGCCATCCAAGCTGCACTAGCAACCTCTAGTCCACGCGCCATCCCTGTCAAACTGTTTCCAAACTTCGCATTGACCGCTGCGGCCCCCTGAACATCCGCCATGAACGTACGAATACTTTTTGCTGGCTTATCCAATACCTGTGTTAGAAGACCCGCCCCCTGTAACCCCGCACCAACGTCCCCTACCTTACTTAGACCTCCAAATAATCCCCTACCTGCACTAACTGGGGCCATAGCAACACTTTTCAACATAGAACTGAATTTACCAAGCTTGGGCCCTGCCTCAGAAGCAACTCCCCCAATATCCCTAAAAGTATTCATGGCTATCCAGCCAAGTTTATTTATTCCTATGAAAGCTGTCCCACCTACCGCTAATACCTGTAAGAATATCTCTGGAAGGGAACTAACCGCGTTAGCTATCCCGGATATAGTCTTTATAACCGCGGTACCGGCGGGCAACATCGATTTACCCACGGCTAATCCCAGCCCCGCAAAAGTTTGCTTTAACACCTCTATCTGCTTAGCCGCAGTTTGCATTGCTAGGGCATTCTTCTTCGCAGCAAAACCTTGAGCATTTTGTGAATCTGCAGACGCCTCAGTAACTTCAGAAAAGTTTTTCATAAGAACAATAAAATCATTATAATGTCTAGTGCCCGCCATAGCTTGCGCAATAGCTAACTGTTCTGAGCGATTTAATGTATCCCAACTACCCGCCAACTCAGCGAGCACGTCCATAGCTGGGCGTATATTTCCAACCATATCCTGAGTACTTACACCTTGGGCACCCAGCGCCTTTTGGGCCTTAACGCTACCGAACTGTTTAAACATGAAACGCATGGCTGTACCCACTTCTGTACCAGTCTTTCGTGTAACTGATCCAATAGCTGTAACCATGCCCATAAAATCATTAAAACCGACACCTGCAGATTTGGCAGCCATACCGGTGCGACTCACGGCCTGAGCTAAGTCCTTCGCTGTAACCGCGTGTTTAGCAGCCACGGACCCCCATGAATCTACGAAAGTTTCGCTACTCTCTATCTCATCACCGAACTGTTTGGTGGCAGCAGTTAAAGCATTGGTAGCTTCTTCAGATGTAAGTGTGGTAACGTTTACAGCTAACATCGTAGCGCGAGTTCTGTCCATAATCTCAATAGATTTAAGCCCCTGTTGCGCATAGACTTCCATACCCTTAATGACTTCGGTTATAGGTGCCCCAAATTCTTTAGCCATCCCAACAGCGGCATCTTGCATCTTATCAAAGTTAGTTATAGTAGTATCCATAACCTTCTTGAGTTCAAACATTCCCGTCTGTACTTCAGTTATGGTTGTGACTAAATTCTGGAAAACTCTAACTGCTCCGTAAACTATACCCGTAGCCATACCCCACTGACCTACACGCATTAGAGCATTTTTAAGTTTATTACCAAAATTATCAGTAGCTATTCCGGCCTGGGTCATATGCGCCACAAAAGCACCGGAGGCCCTATCAAACTTAAAAGCGGCCTGTAGTTTCTGTAGAGTCTCACCTGTCTTAGGACTGATAATCTGACCGGAGATGGGTTCGAATTTAGTTTGCCCCGTAGCCTTATGAACCTGTGTTCGCTCTATAGCCGCCTCTTTTGCTCTTGCTTCAAAAGCCCGGCTTTGTTCTCTAAACGCAGCTATCGGGTCCTCAACTGTTTTAGCAGAAACTGCCCTAGTAGACTTAGTACTTGCTTTTAATGCCGCTATATCTGCTGTGGACGTAACCGCACCGAACTTAGGAAGCTGTCGCCCTAGAACCGCAGCGGAGTCGGCAATGTTCTTAAAACCTACAGCAGTTCCCGAGGCCTCACCATCTAAAGTTTCTGCGAGCCCCGTAAGTTTACGCATGATTACCAGTACTTTTGCTAAATGGGTTGCAAACTGTTCTGGGTGTTTTTCTAATTCAGCCAGGATAATTCCCCACTGGGCCGTGGCGTCTTTTCCGGCAACCACTTCATTTACAACTTTCTCGAGCATACCCGCCATGCCCTTAAACTGTGCGCCTTCCGCCCCACGCCCACCAACTTCACTAATAATGGCCGAAGCCGACCCCGGTCTGGGTTGTACTCCAGCCGCCCGTGCCTCAACATTTGGAATACCTTTATTAGAGGCGATAATAGAATTTATTCTTCCCGTACCCTTACCAGACCTAGCTAAAGTGGAAGAAGCTTCTGAAATTATTTGATCAGTTTTAGCTTCTAATTCATTAATAGCAACCTGGAACTCCGTTGAACCAGTCTTTCCTTCTGACTGTAACGTCTGTATGGCTTTAACCAACACCCTTCGCTCATTCAATAAGTATGTTAATCTGGCGGCCTGAAACTCTTTATCTAGTTTAGCTAATTCTAGATAAGGACTCACGCCCTGCGATTTTGGAAGCTGCTCGAGAGCCGCACTATAAACGCGTCGCTCTTTTGTCACTTGCTCTTTAAATGCAGAATACGTTCTAGGACTACCGTACGGACTCTTACCGGGCACAGCCCCTTGTGCTTGTTTCAAAAGGGCGAGCATCTGATCACCCCTATCTGCGCCCCGCACAAGTTGGGGTTCTTCCGTACCGAGTTTCCCTCCTTTAAGTTCACGTCCACGAGTCAGCCGGTGTTCTTCTCTACCCAGCGTCACCGCCCTTTCCATAGTGTTTCCACGCTCTAAAATCTCATCCAAACGCTCTTTACCTGGGTATTGCGGAGGAATAGCATGAACCATCCGTGCAGCGACCCTGGTCTGTGCAGCTTTTCTGGCCGCGGCCGGTGAAGCCCCCACAGAGGCGGTCAAACCTTGAAGAACAGAAGAACTTAGTTGGGTACCAAAATTATAAATTTCCTTTTCCGCTTCCGGAAGAAGACCTAGAAGCTCGGTCCCCATCCGGCGTATAGCATCTTGAAGTGCATCAGGTAAACCTTTTAACAACTTATCAAGCTGTGGCTTTTGTGCTGCAGGAGCTAAAGCCTCCTGTGCCATACTATCTATATAGATGTCATTCAATTTCTTTAGAGCTTTAGCAGAAACCTTAGTTTTGGCCTTACTCCCCGGTGTAAGCGCAACCGTTTCTTCCCCGGCCTGCAGGGCATCACGCATTAGCCCGACCCCCGCGGCCTTTGCTTTAACAATACGTTTCTCATCTAACCTAGAGCGTAACTCCCTTACACCCGGCGTAGAACTATCTCTCAAAATTAATTTAAGTTCCTCGAGAGGCTCAATGGCACCCTTGTTCATCAAAGCATGAAGATTCTCGTGCGTAAGTGTTCCGGTAAGCTTCATAATAGCCGCAGACATCTCATTAAGTAATTCAGGTGTTGCTGCTAATTCTCCCCGTCCCATTTGCTCTAATTGAGCAAAAACCTTCTCTATCGGTGCCAGTATGCCTTCCGCCGACAAAGAAATAGCACCGCCCTGTTTAGTTTTTTTAGTTATACCCAGTGGGGCCGGACCCTGCCCAGCCATCTGGGGAAACTGCGCCTCAAAGTCTGCCAGAGTATGTACTCGTATTTTGTCTTTAAAAGAATTTATATATTTAGTCAGACCGGCGTGTAAACTCTTAGCTATTTTACTAGCAGCGGCATCTCCACCCTCATCTGAGAACTGAAAAGTATCGTTAGGTAATCGTTCTACGGTCTTTCTAAGGCGTGCCTCTAACGGTAGCGCTTCTGAAGCCCTAACCCCACGTTTCCTTGTAGCATATACATCTGGGTGTAGAATAGACTCTGCCGCATTTAAATTTAAGCCCCTTGGCCCCGACATCTGTCGCCTAACTTCTTTTTCAGCGTCTGTCTGCGACATACTTTTGCCCCGCTGTAGGGCTTTTATTGATTCTTGAATTAATACTTCCTGTATTTTATGTAGAAAAGTAGGAAAAGACTCCTTCTGAACTTGCTTCTCTATCTCGGCTTTCCAATTTCCTCCTTTCCCTGTAGTAATTGGCTTACCCACAACTTTAGATAACTTTGCCGGATCCATAGACTCATAAAATTCTCGGCGCTTAGACATTAATGCATCATTTTCCTTTCCTAACTTCTCAAATTCTCCACCTTTACCCATACCTTTAATAATAGTTTCTACACCCCCCATCTTACCGAGATGCTCAAGAAATTTAAAAGCAGGCATATCCGAAAGTTTTATATCAGCTCCACCATGCTTTGTAGCTAGCGCCTGGTTTATATTAAGCATTATATGGGTTAGACCAGACGCAAAATGCTCACTCCCTCTCAGAGTTTTGGCAGTCAATGTCTCGAGCTGAACATAACTAGAGGTAGCTAACCCCGTAGATAGTTTAGGAGAAATCAGTTTTTGGGAAGCTTCGGCTTCTGCTGGGCCCTGACTCGGACGCAACGTAGTACCCAATTCTCCTGCCGCGTACTTTCTTCCTTTAGCCCCAGCAACTTCCTTCATCCGTACATCTAACTCTTTAGGACTTATAGAAACAATAGACTCTTCTAATTTATCTCTAAGTCTTCCTAAAATTCCCCCAATGCTATAAGAATCTTGTTGTAGTACTCGTCTAAGATTAGACATCTCGGCAGATACTTCTTTAGTTAGCCCCGCGTGCAAAACTATAGCATCCCCATCCAAATCTAGATTCTGAGATGCGTGCGCAAAGTTCGAACGAAGACCATCTAATGCTACTTCTAAATCACGTATATTCTTACGAACCTCCGGAGATGACGCTCCCCCTGCTCCGCGAACCTGGTTCAAAAGTCTTGCTTTTTCTGCTTCCAGAGGTGCACGCATCTTCTCCTCTTTCTCTTTAGAAAGAAGCGTGGGTACCGTAGGTACAGCAAATTTACCACGTAGACTCTCATCCTCGGTAGTCTTTATTCTGGCAGAAACGAAACTAGCAGACCCCGTAGTAGGATACCTATGAGTAGAAACATCTTCGGTAAGAAGACGCTTCATCTCTTCCGCTACCCCCCTCCCTGTTTCTTTAGACACCGACGTCGCCCAGGAACGCACATCCCCCGTGTGCATCCCGATCTCACCCCGCTTCATTGTTTTTTCAGGCTGTATAGCCCGAGCTTCTCCTATAAGAGATAAAGATTCCCCCACGTCTTGCCCGGCAGCACCTAATTTTTTTAACTCTGTTTCTGCCGCGGCCAGGCCTTCCATTCTTTCCGCAGGATAACTTACAACACTGCCGTAAGGGGAAATAGAAGTAGAACCCTGCTTAGCTGCCGAAAGACTTCTAGCATTACCCGTACCCGGTCCTTCTACAGCTGTTTGAAGAAGCTTCTTAATATAACTCTCACGCGCTGCTTGTTGTGCTTTATAAGCAGCAGCAATCTTCTCTGTATCCCCGGATAATTCAACACCAAATAGTTTTAATGCTTTTTGAAGCCGTGCTACTCTATTTGGCGTCTCTGGATCAAAAAGTTGACCAGTAGAAGCCAGAGCTTGATAGCCACCAATAGGTTTGTCCTGCCCAGGACGCTTAACGAGAACATCCCGCAAACGAAGCATCCGATGCATAGGGTCTTCGTTTTTATTTATATAAGATTCTGCCGTCTTCTCCGGATAGTTTGTAACTTTTCCCTTAAACTTGTATTGCAAAGAGGCTGTAGACCCCTCACCGTGTACTAAGGACATCATCTTTTCATTAAATACTTTCGCTTGTGTACCTGCCTCTGTGGGATTTGTTTGTGCTAGCTTTCTAATACTGGCAACCTGCGCGTTAACGGCTTGGTTTATCTGATGAGTGGCCTCATCTAAACTCTCCTTACTAGTTGTATCTAACCCATCTAACGTTAAAGATAGGTGAGCCGCCGCAACTCTAAGGTGTTCCAGTTCGCGTGTAAGTTTCCCAACCCCTATAGCCCCGGTAGTATCTTTTTCAAACTTGTCTCTACCCCCAGGTGTCCCTATAGCCGGGACCCTAAATTGCTCAGTGGTACCCGTTGGACTTCTAAGTGGCATTGTAAAAGCCTTCTTATACTTTTCAGCATCTAAAAGTGTACCAGCGTAGGCTTCTGGAGGCTGGGTACCGTGAGGAAGAGGGGCTATTTCCCCGGGCAGAACTTCTTTTAACCCTTCTTTAGTTACATCTAAACTTCCGTCTAAAGCTCGTAACTCTGTAATTAAATCAGAATACGTCGCAATTAATTTCTTGTGCTGTGTATCTAGTTGCCTAGCCATAGCCGATTCTGCGCCATAAGCAGTTACTAGGGAAGCACGATCCGAGGAGGATATAAACCTCTTCTCTTGCATCAGCATTCCCTTTTCCTTACCCTCACCAAGAGAGCCGATATGCACCCCGCCAACCATTATACTTCGACCCTCGGGGGCTCCCCTACCTAATACTCCGCCTTTAACTGTAGACATCCCCGTAAAACCTTTAAGTCCTAGTTCCTTAGATACACTCTCTATTGCTTGACTAAGGCTCATACCTGCCTTTACCATAGCGTGTTCCATCATCTCAGCTACTTTAGCAGAAGAAACTTTAGCCGCATCAGCCATTTCATTAGTCATAGCCTCACTAAAATCTCGTATACTCTGCCGCTTCATCGCCCCCCGCTGCCCCAGCACTGCTTCTATAGGCCTACCCCTTTTGTCTTTACCCAGATTCTCTTCTAAACGTACTACACCCTTAATACCTCCCCGCGTATTAACTTTACTGCCCGTAGTCATTGGCATAGTCTGTTCCACGGTAACCGCTAAGACGTCTATCCCATCCTCGATACGCTTAGAAATACTTTTTACTTTGGCTGCGGTACCCTTTAAATCAAAGGCAACGTCCTCGTCCTTAAAACCCTTACCCATAAACTGCTTATGCGTAAGGGTCATACCTTCGACAACACCCTCAGTAACCTCTTTTAAGACCAGTGTCTCTGTCTTTAAAATACTCATATTCTTAGCCGCAGACTTTAATATCAAAATCATATCTTCTGTAACATCCGGCATATCTACAAAGGCCGTACGTAATTCTCTTCCTTGCTTAGAACTTATATTTCCAGACTCCATTAGAGAACGCTCTCGAGTACCCATGACTCTAGGGGCTGTTCCCTCGAGCATTTCCCTTACCTGTGTTGGTTGAAAAGATCTTGCGGGATTTATAGCCCCAGATCCAAGATGCCCTGCGCCTGCAAACGGTATAGTCTGAACAGGCAGTTCCGCCTTATACTCACTAGCCTTCATCTCATCAGTTATTTTAGGAAACTTTGCCTTACCTACAGAACCCTCAGATAGTCCTACGAGAGTAGCCGTTTCTACCCCCAACTCTTTTAACTTTGAATTAAGTTCTCCTAGCCATCTGACCACCTGAATAATTTGTAGACGTTCTTCTTCTAATTTTTTAAGATGCTCAAACTGCTCTTCAGTAGGTTTAAAATGAACCGTTGCTTCTCCACTTTTCTCTGTAGAAGCCATACCCTTGTTTTCTTCATGCGCAGGTAACTCTGCAACTACAGTATTTATTACTTTCTGTAATTGAGAAACTGCCTGTGCTGGACGGAATACACCTCCTTCAGCGGCACGCTGCAGAACACTACGCTCATCTTTTCCGGGTTTAACTCTGTTTAGCTCAGTAAGTATACCCTCCAGTTTATTAGCTACTTTAACAACCTTTCCTCCAAAAACTTCAATATCTCTGGTGACCACCCGTACGATACCTGCACCGGAAGAAATACCGGGAGCCCCTCTAAGTCCTGGGTCTTCGGAGATAGCCGGCAAGTTAAGTTTATTATAAATACCCTTACCACTAACAGTAGAACCAAGAGCCGTCTTAAGTGCTGTTTTTATAGCCTCTATAGTACCAGCAATCTCCGTGTGGCTAGCTCCAAGAGAAGGAGGAAGCCTACCTCCCGGAGGAAGAGAACTGGGAATAGGAGGAATAGCTGCTCCGCGTCCCTGCGAAACATTTAAGTTTTTAATAGCCTGTGCCATCGAAGAGGTGGTGGAACTAGATGACTTACGTTTAATCTCGTTCTCATAATTATAAACTACATCTCGTTGTTCGTTGGGGGCATATCTTTGAGGTTGCCTAGTACGTATGCCTTTGGCCCTATCTGCAAGCATCTTCCTAGTCTCAGCATATCCCGCAGGATCCTGAACTTCGGTAGGATACTTATAAACCTGAGTCGATTGGTTAGCGACGTCGTATTGGGGAGAAGGATACCTGGGTGCAGCAGGCTTAGGAGGAACTACGGCTTTGGGTGCGGGAGCAATAACCGCGGGAGCGGGTTTGGAAAGTGTACTCTTTATGACCGCTTGCTCAGCTTCTGCAGCAGCTATCCTATTACGCGCTACTTTAAGCTCTGCTTCAGCTGCTTTCTCACGCATCTCCCTAACATTCTTCTCCTTAGAAGTTTCTCTCTTAACAGGAGGAGAAAGAGGCGGCGTAGCCGCAACAGGAGGTGCAGGTCTAGAAGTAACAGGTACCGCAGCACCAGCTTGTCTAGCACGAAAATCTGCAAGTGTAGGTAAATTATAAAATGATTTTATAGGTGCAGCCGCCTGCACAGGGGCGGCAGCTTTCACTACTTTGGCAGTCTCCGCGGCTTTAGAACTATTCTTATCTACCGCCGCTGCTAATTTTTGAATTGCCTGCGCAAGAGGGGACAGTTCTGCCTTCAGCGCGGCCGCAACTGCTTTAGCAACCTCGTTCCCAGAAACACCTGTAGCCACCGATGCGCTGCGCACCGTGGCTGGAGAAGGCAATGCCTGTGTTAAAGCCTGGCGAGACGGCTTAATCCCGCTGGCAGCTTGTGCTAAAGCAGTATTTAATGCCTGCTTAAACTGTGTGGTAATACTTTCAAGGCTAGATTGCTCGACTTCGAGACTAATCCCAACCTTGAAGGACTCGTCTATCAACTTCCTTTACCTCCACCTTTATTCTTAAACTACCTTAAGCACGTTACTAGATTGTGTTCGAATAACCACATCCGAGCTCTCTGTGACTGTGTCTTTCAGACGTTCCTCTGAATACTGCAAGTCATGGTACGCTGGATGTGCGGGAGTTATAATTAACTCATCACCTCTGTCCCAAGCATCTAGTTTGGATTGAGAACCAACCCCTCGTTTAGAACTCTTGGAATCTTTCCTTTCCTCTTCCCTCTTTTTGAAATATAACTCCATGTGGGAGTCAAGAGCCTCATCATCCTTAATTACACTGTCATCTGGTTGATCATCGGGCATCATTTCATAAATAGATTGATAAAAATTACTCCAGTACAATAAAGATAGTTGGTCTGGCGTTAAGTCATCTAATCCCCTACAAAATAAAGGGCCTCCCAACTTACTAGCAGAAACATATCTAATTCTCCACAAGTTGTGTCTAGCTAAAAAACGCAGCGTCGCTACAGGTAATCCTCGATTAAATTTAGAAAAGGACTTAATAATTTCATTTCTTAGAAATAAGTCAGTATCTTCTTGAAAAGCATGATAGGTTTTCCAATAACGTTCGGCGGCATCAGGTCTATAAGTTCCGGCCCAGGTTAGGTAAAGTAGTATTTCTTCATCCGCCTTACGCTCGCAGGACATATAATAATAGGTCTCTCGTTGCGATTTTATCTCAAAAACGTCCTTCTCATATCGCTTTATTACTTCTTCTATTGGGGCGCGTCTTCCCGGAATCTTAGTAATTTCCAGAAGTTTTCTCTGCGCTACAAGTTTACCCTCGGCAAAAGCAAGTTTCTCTCTTTCCTCGTCTGGAATAACACCCTTACCCAGTAGCATTGTATCTATATCTTGTATGGAGGGTAAGCCCTCTTTCTTTGCTTCGACAAGCGTTTTCTTATATAAGTAACGTCCCTCTATAACTTCCTGAGCGGCAGGAAAAGAAAAGATTACAAAGCTATCTTTATCCGCAACTACACTATGTTGAAGATACTTATTATGCGTGATGGAGTCTAGAAGTTCTTCCACTTCCTGGTAAGACAGTTCAGACGTAGACATACGTGTTAAGCGCTAAGGTCTTTCTTAGGTCTACCCGCTTTCTTAACTTTAACTACAGTTGTCTTTTTATCCGCCGGCTCTGACTCTACAGGAGCAACAACGGGGAGCGCTTCTTCAACCTCTCCAACCGCCTCAACCTTCTTACCCTTCGAGGAAGTCTTAGTTTTCTTAGCTTCTTCTAGAGCCTCTACTTCTTCATTTTCTTTTTTCTGCTCAGCAACTATGCGGTCTAAACGTGCCTGAGCTATTTGACGAAGAGCTACTTGCTCTGGGGTATTCTCTAAGAAGTTACTTTCCAAACCCTGCATCCACAACATAACCTCGAACCGTGCCTTAACCGCAAGCGCGACATTGTCATCCTTCTGATAATCCTCGTAACTCTTCCAAAGCGGGGTTCGGTCTTTCTTCTGAATGATACGGCTAGTTAAAAACTCCACGCGTGTATCTTCTGCTATGTTCTCGCAGGTATTTCCCATTGGCCCATTAACCTTCTGATTAAGTCTGAATAGGTCATCTCGCAGGCGAGAAATTTCTAAGGCCAGTGCCTCTTTATCCTGCTCACTCCCGTCCATAAGAGAACTTTCTAACGTATAAAGTTTAGTTGCAAGTTGCATCCGCACACCTTCCACCTCGGAAGAATAAGCGTCGTCAACTATACCTTTATCCTTAAGAAAACCTGCCATCTGCGACTGTGTAAGAAAACCATCTACGATAGCCTGGTTATAAATTTTTGCATACTGCCAATCCGCTTTTCTAAGATCTTCACCCGTAGGAGAAGCAATGTATGCCACTATGGGCTCTTGCCCCGGTATCTCGAAAGTAAACTCACGTCTTCCATCTAAAACTTTCTTCACATCTTCTGCTGTAGTCATATAGTTATCCTTTTCCTTAATTAGTTATTTTTAGCGATTACTACGGGGGCCTGCGGCTGAACTATATCTTCCCTGTTAGGAATATAAACAACCTTATAGTTTAAATCCAACTGCTTTTTAACATCCCGTATAGCATCGTTTCCAGCCCTCAATACTTTGGCTCTGAAAGGTTTATAGCGCTGAGCATCCCCGATAGCAACTTCTGCTATATCTAAAATATGATCTAAAGAACCTAAGACCGTACGCTCTATATCCCTTTTTAACTTTTCCATATCTCTCTGCGCGTGTACTCTATTTCTATCCGAATTCGGATCTTTTACATCCATGTTTCCTCTCCTTTCCTTTACTTCTTTTAATCTCCGATGCTCCTAAACACCACCGGAGAAAAGAACTTGTTTCCTACCGCCACGGAGTGACGGTAGGAATACTAATTAGAAAATTCTATGTGCAGTTGGGTTAACTTGAATACCCGGATTAGCAACCAAGTCAGCTACCGGAACTTCACCAAGAACGGCGAAGATTTCGTTAGTGCCTCGGAAACCATAAGACTGGGTAGCATTAGAACCCATAGCTAGACTATATGCCTCATCTGTAATTCTAAGATTCTTGGCTATAACAGTCTTTAGAGGTCGCTCTCTGTGTGTATTCGTCTTGGAAGGCGAGGCCGGAATAGCTGAACCATAGTTGGTAAGCGTATCCGGATCAGAGGCGGTGTTGTCGTAATACAGGTAACGCACACCTCTCTGATAGTACTCGTCCCCAACCATTTCGCGCGTAACGACACGTCGGTTGGTACCAATACCACCAGCAACCTGGTCGGTTTGCTGGTAAATAAACACAACAAGATCAAGTCTCTTCTTGGCAGCCAGTAAGTCATAAATAGAAACGTCACCGGTTGTGCCAGCCTGAAAACCAGCTCTCTTAGAAGCAAATGTTGCATACTCTGTCATGTCGCTTGCAGTCGTTTCAACCTTCACAGTAAACGGAATCGGGAACGTAAGTGCACGATCGTAAGGCCGTAAATGCGAAAGTTCGAACAAAGGCGTACGCGTCAAATCAGAGGTGATAGTTACCGAAGTAACTCTCAAGGCTATCTGCGCATCAATCGACGCGTTCGGAGCTAGGTTGTTCTTATCGATCAGATAAATTTCAGTCTGACCTTGTCGAACAGCGCCTAACTCTTCCGGCTTAGCTGCCGAATCAACGGTGATCGGAGCAAAATACTCCGCGTCTCTTCGTGTAGCCATTTTCGAAGCCGCGACAGAGCCGCCTCTGGTTGCCTGCGCAGGCGCGCTTAGACCCGCATAAGCGTGCGCATAAGCGTTAGCTGCATACAGAACAAACAGAATGTCTCCGTTTCCAATACCCTCCGTAACCCCGAACTCCACGTTAGTGGTCAGGTCTGTCGGAAAATGCAACCTATTGGTGATGGAGTTATAAACAAAGGCGCCTACGGTTGCGGCGGTACCTGTCTGTACCTTAATATCAACGGAACTCTTTAGAGAGGCGTTGAAATACCGAACAGCTGGATTACCAGCCGGGTCGAAACGAAGCGCGGCTATTTGTCCGGTAGAGCGTGTTGCAATAAGCTCTGGGACAGCGGCCCCCTCGTCAAGACCTAAGTTAACAAAGGTAGCACCAACATCGATGTTTAAACCTGTTCCACCTGTGATACCTATATTGTTACTTCCGCTACCTACGGCACCAAACACAAACTCTTCATTAGAAATGTATCGGCCAGAGTTTACGAACCAGAACTTAGCATCTGTTTCTCCACCGTAATTCTCAGTGGCGTTAGCACCAGAACTATAACTCCAAGCTATGGAGTTAATAAAGACACGAGGCAGGAACATAGACTGGTCAATGATGTCATTGTCCGTTCCAAGAGAGCACTCGGTCTGTACTGGAGCCCAAATCTCAACGCTAGATCCCGTTTCGCAACCCGATATACCGAAGTCGGATAAGGTGATACCGTGATAATACGATAAATTCACAGCCGCTCCACCCGTGCCGCTGACTACTGTCAAATGCCCGCTAACCGAGGTAGCGGAATGATTTGCTACATCGTCAAACTCTAGGTTTGCAAGAGCGTACATGTTAGAAAGAGACCCAAATTCGTTGGTCTCAATCGTCACGGCGACTGTCGGAGAGTCGTCGACAACGTCGACGAGGTTGAGCTGGCCAAGCTCGAATACGTCCGTAGTGTTAAACGTGGTTGTAGAACCAAACGTCTGAACGCGGTAAAGGACGTTACCGTTTGCCCAAACACTTTGGCTCGGGTAAATTATACGGTTTCTTCTTGCCATATCAGGTTTTCCTCCTTGTATATTTGATAATCAGTCACGTATTGGGGGATGTGTGACCAAAACCGCCAAAGTCGAGGCTTTCTTCCTTTGGAGGATTTCCTATTCCATACCGGGCGCTGTTGCGCCCCCTTAAATACTATAAAATATTAAAATCAAGTCCATCTCTATAAGTAAACATATCGAACGTTACTGTAGATCGCCATCTATTTATGTCTGTAAAATTAGCACGCTTGTTAATTTCTTCAGCGCGTAAGTTATCGAAATATAACACAGAGTCATCATTATTATTAAGAATAAGCAAGTCTCCGGTAAAACTCTTGTTGTAAGTCCCATCATAATTCAAGGGCTCACCTTGTCTAAAATCAATAACAGGAATGTGCCGTAAATAAAGCGCATCAAAAATAAACGCCGTTAGATCGTCCCGCTCTGCACTAGATGTGGCAAATATATGTGCTGTACAACTCCGTACTGCTTTTCTTCCGGGGCCAATCTGATAAGGAAGCTTTTTGTGCATTCCTGTTTCTATAGCCACAATTGGAAGTGTGGGGGGTTGTGTTCCTGGCCAAGCGTCCAACACGGATACGTAGTGTTGCGTAAAATCTATAGTAGTCGGAACGCCTGAGATTGTAGTAGTTGGGTTTGTTCCGGAAGTAACGATAGCCCCCTCTAAATAGTTAACAATGTAGTTAGAGGCACCGATAACAGAACCCGTTTCATTATATACAGTAATTCTAGTTGTTTGTTCCGTATTTGGAACTGAAGTAGCTACGCAGCTATTAGACCCTACCGGATCGAAATAAACCCACCCACGCCCTTCGGATAAGAAGTTGGGTAACCAGACAATTTGAGCCTCAAATCTCGCCTTCTCAGAGTTGTATACTAAAGGAACGTTAGTAACCTTTTCTACCCACTGCAAAGGGAGAAGAGCACCCTTGAGCCAGTGTTGTAAACTCATGTCTTCTAATCTGGCCAAGGACATTGTTGTCATTATAGCTCCGTTCCGCGAACTGCAGCATCTATGGCTTGCTTAATGAACGGTCTAAGATTGAATTCAGCTAAAGCCTCTCTAAAGATATCTACTGGAGAGTATTCAGAAAAAGGATGCCGTATCTGATTAAAAGATATACCGGTACGCGCTTGCCACTTCTCTTTCTCATAGGCTTCGCGACTTATCATGAACCCCTGCCCAAACCTACCATACTCTTTACCAGACATCTCGGTAGTGACGAATCCCCATTCCCCTGCTAGCCCTTCTAGATAGTAAACCAACCAGAGTAAGGGCTGAGAAGAATTTCTTTCCTCGATACCCTGGTCGTATCCCAAAAACTTTTTATCCCCCATCCTAACCCGAATATAAAGTTTGTTTCCTTCGGATAAAATCTCTATATTATCATACACGTCATCTTGAAGTCTAAGAAGAAAGTCTTCTCTCCAATTAGAGGGGTTAGTGGGATCGTCAGGTAATAACTCCGCACGTTCTCCCAGTCTATCAAAACCTACCATTATCAGATCTATGAGGTGGGGTATAGCATTAGTCAAAAAAGCCTGTTTAATGTTAGCCCGTATCAACGCCTGTTTTTTTTCAATTACTTTTTTCAGCCCCGCGCCATCTAATTTAATCTTTACTTTTACACCCATACTACTTGCCCTTTACCAGGCCTCTGAGAATCTGAAGATCGGACGGGCCTTTAATTCTTCTTCTTGGATCGATATTCCGACCCTCGTGAGTATTAATATCCCCAGTTGCCGATTCACCTACCTCGGTGGTCTGCAACCACATTTCACAAACGGCCTGGTCACTTCCTAATCCTCTAACTAAGGGCGGCATTATTTTTTCAGTCTTAACGTTACCGTACACTACAAAAACAGAATTGGCTCTAAGAATCTCATAAAAACAATAAAGTGTTTTTATTTGAATAGCACTTTCACCTTCTTTACCTGCCGGATAATCCAAATAACCCTTCTCTTTATCGCTGGACAAAACACGATAGTTAACAAGCGCAGGGATGCACAGTTCTGTAGCTGTAAATAATTGTCCCTCGCCAATACACACGGGGCACCGTCCCAGAGAAAAGGTGGTAGGTGTAAGGGTTCTTTCCTGGTCGGTACCTTGAAAAATAGTAACCGGAGAAGTAAAGGAGGCATCAAAAACATTGGAAGATTTCTTATTGATAGAATCAAATACACAGTTGGGACAAACAACAAATATAGGATCTTCTTGTACAACCACCAGTGGCTGAGACATATCCTTTATGACCTGTTGTATAATTTGTTTATAGTCCCGCTGTATTTTCTTTGTTACAAGTTTCCTGGGCATGTTATTCTAATCTCACGCCTGGTAGAGAAAGGGACAAATAGGCACGTGCACAGTCCAGTAGTTCCTTCATCTTACGCTTAAGGTCGTTCATGTCTTCTGTTCTAGCTTTAATAATACCTGTATTATCGTATTCTGTGTCACCGTCCCTAACTTTAACGGCACTCTGAATATCTTCTCTAATTTCACCTTCTAGAAGTAGAATAGCAGCCTGCATTATTAACATTTCTCGCGTTATACTTTGTTTAGGTAATCCACATGAAACTAGTAGGTTATTAGCTCGATCATAAACCAGTAAAACTTCTCTATCAGAGAAACGGAAATGGTTATAATAAATGTTAAGAGTCCCCGTTACAACTGCAGCCGCCCCAGAAAAAGTTAAGTAACGATAACCTAAAACAAGTGGGTCCATAAGACTGGTCTTATCCACACCGTTGAGGGTGACTCTTTGTGGCCAACCTTTAAAATTTATAAGCTCCCATGTTTTCTGATCTGCAGAGATTTGATCAGCACAAGCATATGCCTTGGTCTTATTACGAGAATCATAATAATCATTCTCTATGAAACCTAAATCCCCTACGGTGATACGAATAGCTTCTACAATTTCTCTGTCTGACCCAGACAACGCTATCTCAGGCGGGTAAGTCGCACTGCTTACAGGTAAAGAGTACTCTGTATACGTGGCCGTATCCTGCGCTAACTCAGAGAATGTACTGCTAATCATCGAACCAGAATTATAGAACTGCGCTTTATAATAGTATATGGGAGAAGAAGTAAGATCCTGGAAAGTATAAGAACCAGCCCCGTCTAGTGCTACAGTAGCAATATTAGAAAAGGGACCACTAGAGTGCGAAACGGAGCGCCACAGCAGAAGCTGATCAAAAACAGATTGTACTGCTACTATATCATCTATAGAAACTGTTATAGTGCCGTTTATAAGAGATGGTATCTTAGGCTGTAGGACAGACATCTATTAGTAGACCCTCCTTAGTACACCTGATCGATTCTCTTAAGTATAGCACGCATATATTCTTCTTTCCCAGAGAAGTGCCTACTCAGAGTTAGGGCTTTTCTAAGCACAGCCCGCTCCTTACACTTCTCAATTAGAACTTTGGCCTGAGCGATAGGCTTACTTATTATGAGGTCGGCGGTTATTACTTCTCCCTTTGCGTCATAGTTAGTACGCTTAAAAATAGTACCTGCGCCTTTACCGGCAGTAACTACTGCGGCCTCTTTTCTCTTACCCAAGGGTATTGCGGTACCGTCCTCCTTATAAAAACCCCAGAAGGATTCTGGAAAATAAGTATCTCGCAGCCACTTTACAAAGCTAACGTCTTGCTTATGCCCCGAAACAGCTCCAACCAGTTTGTACGCGTAGTCTAAATCTACTACTCCGCCTTGAATTATATGTTTCTGAAGTTTAAACGCAACTTCCTCTCCCTCGTTCTTTATAAAACCTTTCATAATCCTTTGCCCCCTTTACTTTTCCTAATTTAAAACTGCAAAGAATTCTTCTACAGTTTTACGATTCTTTCTAAGGTTACAGTGCTTACAACTTATACAAATATTACTTTTTGTATTGTTGCCGCCCCTACACAGGGGCGTCTTATGATCAACGTGGTAACCTTTATCTAATCCTAATTTACAATAAAAACACAAATTATTCTGATCTTGTTTCAAATCTAGTATATCTTGAACTGTATAATTTTCACCAACCTCCAACCACGTTCTGCGCTCCGCACATTTCGCTCTCTTGTAATCGGCGGTCTGAGAAAGGCCGTGAGTGGTCATTTTATCCTGTCGTAAACATCCACAACTTTGCGTTAATCCCTTTCTTAAACTATAAGAAACTATACGTTTAATATTACCGCAATCACACAGACAATCGTAAAAAGTTCTACTTCCTATTTTTATAGGGGCACTAATTACACGCAGTCTACCAAACTTACGACACCTGTCTATCTTAATTAGACGTAAGTCTCTAAACTTTTCTCTATGTAAACAACCGCAGCTTTTAGTAAGCCCTCTAATAAGGTTGTTGGCAATCACTATCTTACTTTTACCACAAGTGCACATACATAAGCATTTAGTGCGTTCTGATTTATTAGGAGGAAAAACATCTACTATTGCCAGACGCCCAAACTTCTTACCCCTTAACTGTAAAGTCTTACTCATCTAGTTTCGCACTGCTAACGCGTGAAACATTATAGTATTTATCTAACCAACAATCGACAAAGTTATGTAAGTAATTAGACAACCTATGCACTACTAAAAAGGTAACTCCAAAGTCTATGAACCAGTTACCGGTTAAAGTATAAGGCAGTCCCAACACAAGTACAACCGCTGCGGCCCCCCATACTGAAAAACAATATCCGCAAGAAAATAATTCTTTTAACCAGACAGACTTGCTGCCTAGAAAAGTTCGGAGCGGTTTAAAGAGCACCGACTTTATTACTAACTCTGTTAACGCTTCTACAAGAACTATCGCCATTAGAAAAGATAACATTCTCGCCTCTCTCTGGTGCTAAGGCTTGGCAGTTAGCGGGGAGACTAACTTCTTTGCCTAGGATTGAGCCAAGCCTTAGCGTTATTTACTTGTAAATTACAGTAACATCTGGATTACCAACAGTAACTACTGTTAGCCCGCCAGAAAGAACTACCCCATAGTTTGCTTCTACGGCTGCGGTTGCGAGTATATTGGCTACGATCGCCCCACCCGGACCACCATTATGAATCTTTATACCCGCTCCGGCAGCACCAGAATTAACCACTACCCTTCTAAACAAAGTTTCCTTTGTTCGGATAGTCGTAGTTCCAGCCGCCGTAATATGTAAGTAATTGTCTCTATTGTCGTATAACGTGCCTGTGTTTGAGTGGCCCATTTTTTACCCCCTTCTTGCTCCTAAGGGAGGAGAACACTTGGTCCTCCTCCCAAAGGATTTAATACATTATATCGAAAACAGAATGTTCTTAGAATCGGTCAATGACGCCCATACCAACCATACGAGAGTCGAGCAACGCGAAACCAACTTCCTCCCAACCGAAGAAGCCTTGCTTCTGCTGTCGGAGAAGAGTCGGGTCATCGTGTGCTTCGAATTCCTTACGGACTGGCATAACGAGAGAGTCATTAACAGATAGGTCGAAACCGTAAATCTGGGTTTCGCCGGCCTGTGTAACCGCACCGTTCGCGTTAACGTTGTTAACGTGAGTTGGGGTGTAGTTATTAAATGATCCACCGCTAACCTGGAACACACCGTAAGCAGCACCGGACTGGTTGATGTTGAATCTACCAGTGGCGCCTAGCTGATAAACCTCATGAATGTTAATACCCCAAACCTTACCAAGACCTGCCGCTTGGAAAATCTCGCGACGAGTAATTGGGTCGATCTGAGTCTCAGTCCATTCACGAATATCGGCAGCGTCTTCCGGAGAGATATAAAGATCGGTCAAGGATCGGCGAAGATGCTTAAAGCCAACGAGCATAAGGTTTAGAAGTTCCTTAGAAAGGAATTTCTCGCCAGTAGAACCAGCAGCAACCTGATATACAGGGGCATTTCGCGCGCCGAGCAGACCCTGGCCAGAGAAGTTCGTGGTAGCACCAGGAACAATAACTCTCCATCCAGACTCTTCCTCGTATTCGGCAATGGCACGAGCCGCATTTCTAGCAGCACGCTCCGGGATGTCGATACGAGAATCTCTTGCGTAAGTCACTTTCCAATCGGCGGAAACGCTGATAGAGAAGGTAGGAACATATACTTCTTCGCCAACGCCTTCGACGAAATTCTGAGCAATGTAACCAAGACCAGGAAGTACGAAAACCGGCACTTCGAAGTCATCGGCTACGGGGTAAACCGCCTGTGCACCCGGCGCTAGTCGTTCAACAGAGAACAACTGACGCATAATAGACGCATCGCGGATTTCCTGTAGGATAGGAATAGTCAAAGCCTGTGCAAAGGCTTTGTATGCTTCCATACCTTCAGGAGTATCGATTGCGGCTGTTGCCCTGAACAGTTCCGCAAGCTTCGTTCTATCCATATTAATAGATCCTCCTTTTAGATTGGCCTTTGCTAGGCTATATGAGAAGCTTAATTCTAAGCTTCGCCCCAGCGGCAACGGCAGTCGCGTCTAGGGTATTCTGTGCAATAGCAACAACGTTAGCTTCTGCAGAGTCTACACCGTTCTTGGAATCATAGTCAAGACTATTTACACCAAGAACAGTTAGCTTTCCAGTAGCCATAACGCCAAGCTTATCGCCAGCGGCAAACGTAGTTGAAGTATTGTAATTTGTAGTGTCGTAGATACCAAGATGTGCAACACCTACAGGGTCACCAGTGAACGCATCGGAAGAGCCTAAGTCGCCCGGAAGCCGGAAACCGGTCGGGTGAGCAGAGGATTCTGCCTTAACGTTCTGCATAAGGAACCCATAAGGTAATGTGTTGGTACCACTAACTACTTGAACAAGCTCATCGCCGGAAAGAGAAACAACAGCACCGGCAGTAGCGGTAGAGCCCTTAGTCGAATCATGAGTAAGAAACTGATTCTGAACTACGGGGGCTCGGGGTATAAACACCATAGTAGATTACCTCCTTATCGGATTTACTTTTTTTCACTTCGTTTAGATTCTATACGCTCTTCCCATGCTTGAGAAAGCTGCTCTTTAAGGCCCTTACTGACCCTAATTTCCTGATCGGTGGCCTTAGAAATGGCCTCGCCTAGAGAAAGTTTTCTTTCAGAAGCGACTTCTTTCGTCTCTTCAGAAGACTTCTCGCAATCAGCTTCTTTACCGCCCTTCTTTTCGTCTTTCTTCATGAAGAAGAAAGGAAACTTACCCTTCTTCGACTTGGACTTAGAAATCTCTGCCATTTTGACAGCGACCTCCTGAACAAGAGCGATGCAGTCAGATTCTTCTGGCTTACAACCAAGACTCTGAGCAATTAAAGAGATTTCCTCGGCGGAAAGTTCCGCTGTTTCTACCTCTTCGGTTTCCTCTTCTGCGGAAGTGGTGGCATACTTAGACTTGAGAGCAGAGAGTTCGCTTATGTAAGAAGCAAATTCCTCGTCCGACATACCACGAACCTTAGAATACTGGGTTTCTGCGGCTTCGTCGTCAAGGGCTATCCCTACCTCTTCAAGTTCAGACATGCGCGTGGCGGCAGTCTCTTCACGAGCGATCGTCTCTAGGGCAGCTTCCGCTACTTCAGAACGACGATAAAGTTTTTCAACTTCTAGCTCGAGAGCTACTATTTTTTCGTTGGCCGCAACTTCTGCTGCGGACGGGGAGGTTTCAAGGCCAGCAAACATCTCTTCGTATTCAGCTA